CAAAACCACGATTAACCCCGTCGCATCCGTAAAGACGTTTCGTGTCCAGGCTACCAAAAAAATTTGTTTCTATTATTTCGTATCTGCCGCTTGCTCCAATTGTTATTTGTGTGGCTGCGCTTGTTGCTGTGACTACAGTTGCGCCTGAAACTTGAATATCGTGTGTGTTGTCAAACGTCCCGACAATAGTCCCCAGGATTAATCTTCCTACTGCGTTTGATCCAGTCCAGGTTCCTGATTCCCACACAGTTCTTTTTACAACGGCTGTAGCACCTGACGTAAGCTGTGTAATCGCTGTTCCGTCTGCTATGGTGGCAATGCCTGTGTCAAAGCTTAATTCGTGGTATAAGGTGACCTCTGCCCACCCTGCTGCTGATTCTTTAAAAAGGGCTGCTGCTGTTCCTCCTGCATTATTCCTGAAACAATATACAGTACCTTTTAAAACGCCTACTCCGAGAATTGCTCCACTTCCTGCCGGGGCTGAGATGTCTGCTCGATAAACATCTGCTGCTAAACCAGTAGCAGTTGCAGACAAAAGCATGGTTGATTCACCACTCAAGGCAGGAAGGACTGTTATTGTCCCTACAGGCGCACCACCGATATTAACCACTTCTAAAGAAAACGTGCCTGACATTTTTGTGATATTGATGTATCCTGTTCCAACAACGATAACCTCGGCAGTCTCACTACTGTCAACTCCTGTAATAGTGTCACCGACAGCTATCGTGCCTGTAATTGTCATCGCAACATAATAATAAACAGCGGCTGACGGAGCAGGCTGACCTGAAAATCTTTCGTACCCGTCAATCCTTGAATATCCTCCGTCAGTATCAGGCACATAATTTTTACACACATCAAGTAGCCCAGGGGATTTTTCTATTGATGGAGTCTTAGAATCAAACCCACCTTTAAACGGTACATACTCGATAGTTGTATTTACTCTTGGTAATGTCATGCCATCGGAGCCCCATAAGATATTTTAGGAAGTTGATTAAATTCAAGTTTCCGGATAACTTTTTTGTATTCTTTTTCTCCATGGTAATATAAGTCCTGCGCACTTATTTCTGCTGAGTACAACATGACTGCCCTCCACACTACTGCCATGTGGAAGTTGCTTTTAAATCTTGGCGTGTCTGCATCCACTGACATGACAGATGGTTTTTTAAAATACTGGCCATCAATCGTGTATTCATCATCGGGGATGGGGTAAATAAAAAGAGAATCGTCCGGCTCCACTGTTATAATAGTTGGCCGGCCTGTTGTCGTCCTGGACGTGCCGTATTGATAAGTGTACCTGAACTCGTCCCATTGCAAATAGGTTAAAAAAGTTTCATCAGCCGCATTAAGGTAAACTCTGAAATCGTTAGTTTTCCAGGCAAGCAAATCCGTTATACTTACTGCAAGCGGAGTATATTCAGCAGTTCCGCTAATAGTTTCAAAGTCAAATTGTTCTTGAGCGAAAGCCCAGTCTGGTCTAAGGTTTTGAATATCCTCGTGAGCGTAGTTACACCAGTTTACAACTTGCAGCATCTCCCCTGTTTGGTTCTCTACAGATGTGGGGCCAGTACCGGAAAGACCTGACTCCCTTGCTGCTGCTTGACATATTTGCAAAAAATTCATTTATTCACTTTTCAGAATAGCCTGAAGCCATTCTCTCCCTGCTGGGTTTGGATCGTGGACAACAGTAAACGGATAAAGCAATACGTGTTTTGGCACCATTTCTATCTTGTCACGCTCGTTCAGGTTTGGTGTAACCTGTGTATATTTTGTTTGTCTTCCACGGGCGAGTGCTTCAACATATTTACGTTTAACCTTGCTTGTTGCTCCCCTTATAATCGGTTGATTAATACCGTTCACGCTTGGCGTAACAACCGGCAAATCTTCCGGGTTCGCTGATTCAGGGATAACAATAGTTAATATTTCATCCATGAACTTTGCCATCTCTGCTTTCTTAGCAAAATCTTCATTCGTTACTGGTTCAATACTTTCACTTCTGCCAACTTCGGAAAGAGGAATTGACTTGCTCTCTCCAAGCGCTCCTGAATGGGCTTGTGTTTCTTTTTTCATGTTTTGCCTTTGTTTGGGGGGAATTTCACCCCCCATGTTTTATGATGTTACGGGAGAAGGTGGAATGGTCATAAGGTCAACGTATGTTGTGGTGACATCTGAAGCATTCAGGTCTGTGGTAGCTGCCGTATATGTAGCTGTTCCAGCCGTTACAACTTTGAAATATCCAATTGGACAAGTATCTGCTGTGGCCTGTGGAAGTTTCAGAACCTCATCCTCCGCTGATAGACCCGCCGTTAAAACTTGTGTCCCCTTCAATGTTGTGACCGTTCCACTTGTGCTCAGCATTACCAGATACAAACAAGTGTAAAGGGCAGGCTGAATAACTGCTGCTGTAACAGCGAGTTCATTTGCAGTTGTCTTGTGGTAAAGAGTTCCGTTGATTGCAAAATCTACACCGGCCCCATTCGGAGCGTTCATGTAAAGCTTTGCCTTGTCAGAACTTGCGATTGCTAAACCGGCTTTTGACAGGCACATTGTCCCGCCTCTTGGTAGTTCAAGATTACTCATCTTTTTTTTCCTTTATGTTAAATTTTTCCCAGAGGGTAATATGTTCCTCTGTGAGTTTTTCTTCCTTGTCCAGTTCGAGGAGTTTTTTCAAAACCAACGAGTGAGTAACTTCACCGACTTTCACTTCTTTTTCTTTCACGGCGTTGTCCCACATTGTCCTTTCTCCTTCTTGCCGAAATTTGAGCAGTTTGTTTTCCTTTTCTGTGAATGACAAATCTTCTTTAATCACTCTCAAAAGTTTCAGGTTTGTAAAGCTGCCCTCTTTAGGCAAAATCTGTCCAAGTAAAATTCTTTCCAGTACGTTCAATTTCATTTTAATATCTCCTGCAAACATTCCTGATTAAACCGTGGGAAGGCTGGTCAGGTTCCAGCTTTTCAGGCCATGGACCCTATCCCACGGGGTTTGGTTTATTTTATGTCCAAGCAGCATCCCATACTGCAAGGTAGTAAGTTGATCCTGCAATATCTATTGCAATTTTATGTGATGTGTTATCACCAGCAACATCTGCTGCCTGTGTGGATATACAACCTGCCACAGATGAAAAATCAAGCAAATGAGTTATTGTGCCAGATACTTGGTCAATCTGAATGCCAGCAGGAATTACTGCACTATCAGTACACCTTAAACCAATCAATGCTTCGGCAAGATTGTTATTTCCACATCTTGCAAGAACACCATAATCAGAATAAGCAGCACCACCCATATCAGCTATGACACAAGACTGTTCACCAGCTAAATTCACATTATTACTACGCAATGTGAAATAACCAGCAGCAACCTGTCTATTACAAGTTCCAGAACCAGATGAATCTACAGTCCCATACACTCCATATACGCCACCTGTTGCATCTAATGTGGCTGCGGCTGTTATTTCGCCTTGCCCCATCACACCAAGGAACTGATTACCTTCTATTGCACCACTAAGTGTTGTTCTTCCCCTTATGGAATAAGCATCAGTTGTATCGTGTTCAATTGTCAGTTTTGAATAAGTACCCATCCAAATACCATGTTGAATGGATGTGCCTGGGCCAGCACCAGAAGTAGCGAGAGACATATAGGTACCCATTACATACTGGTCAATAGCACCCATCTGGGCTGTCAAATCAACTCTTGTAACACAAACATTGTCTGCTACTGAACCAAAGGCTACTGCCCCTGCTCCACCAATATTAATAGCACCGGCTGCAAAACCAAGTGCCCAAGTGCTTGCAATCTGCAAACCAGAACCAGCCTGGGCTGTACTGATATTAATTGCATTCGCTGAACAAGCCGAACTGATTTGAATACCGTCAACCGGAGTCGTACCAGAAATCAAGATAGCATCCGTCATACTTCCAGCAGAAATCTCAATGGCTGTTGTTATAGCTGTGGCATCAAGCAGAATACCTTTTGTTATAGTTCCGGCACCACTCATTGCGATACCGTTTGTCATTGTCATTGTGGTGTCTACTGAAAACGAAAGACCAGTTGCCAAAGCAGCGTCAACATCTACCAAAATTGCTGTGGCCTGGTCCCCGGAAATGTGTAACCCGGAAACAGTATTCGCACCAGAGATATGAATCCCATCACCGCAAACACCAGAGACTAAAATACCGTCTGTAGCAGTTCCAGCAAATGAAAAGCCAGTTGTGCCACTAAAACCGCTTGTAACACTAATCGCGGTTGTTCCGTCTGCTGATATCTCAATACCAGTTGTGAAGGCACCAGCTATTGAAATGGGGGTCGCGGTTGCCCCGAAAATGATACCTTTATGCGTACTTGGATCGTCATCGTTCAGCAACTTCGTCATTAATCCGCGAAGTCCCCTTCTGCCTCTTACTGATGCTACCATGTTTATATATGTATTAATTTTACCCATGTTAATTCCTTTGCCCCAGTGTTGTCATAGGGTCTTTTTTAAAGGTCAGTAGCTCCTACCTCAATCCTATTCATCATGTTTTCGTTCAAACGAACAGGGGCGTACCAGAAATCAGCACCAACATATCCGAACATGCCTAATGGATTAGCATGGTTCTTCTGACCGGATGGAATAAGTGTCGGAGAAATACCAGTATGACCATGACCTTTAAGCGAAACCTGGCCCCAGGCATCTTCTGCCATAATGACCATCGGATAAACATCTACCTTTGAGCTTCCTGCTGAAACGAGTCCAGTTGTACCAACCGAAGCACCGGCAGCAAGGAAGGGTGCAAATAACGGAGAAGTAACAAATCTAAACTCCTCACATGCTCCGATTTCTCTTGCATGGACAGGTTTGATTGCAGATCCGTACTCAACACGTTTTGTGAATCCCGGGAGATCACGAACATCTGAGTTCATGTCTGTGTGATGGAAAACAATATAACAAGGCTCAACAGGTGATGTGCCAAAGTTCGGCCCAGCCTTAATCATAGAAGTAACCTGTTTTGCCCGGTTGCTTTCCATGGACCTTGCTGCTGATCTCAGTTTTGGAAGTGAAATAGTATCGGCAGTTTCTGCCCTGGAAGTTCCAGTTGCGTAAATAACGCTGGTTCCTGCTCTTACAACACCGTAGCAAACCAGTTCTGCAACTTCTGCAAGAGTCTCACCGGTTAACTTGGACATGTCATCTGGGATATCATCTTCATACATCAGTTCCGATTTGCTGGAAAA